AGTTCTGGGAGCTTGCCGCGAAGTGCCTCTGCCTCCACGGCAACTTCTACGCCCGCATCGTCACCAACATGCGCGGCGACGTCGTGCGCCTGGTGCCGCTCTCGCCAACCGGAATGCGCGTGGCGCGGGATCCGGAGACGGGCGTTCTCGTGTACACCTACAGCAACCAGATGTACACCGCGTCTGACATCATGCACATCCCCGGACTGGGCTACGACGGCGAGGACAATCTCACCGGCCACTCGCCCGTGAGCTACATGGCGCAGGCCTTAGGCATGACGCAGGACGCCGAAGGCTACGGGGCGAACTTCTTCCGCAACAACGCCACGCCGCCCTCGTATCTGACCGTGCCGCAGGCGTTGAGCAACGAGGCCCGGAACAACCTGCAGACGTGGCTGATGTCCAACTTTGGCGGCGTTCGCAACGCGGGCAAAATCGGCGTGCTGGAGCAGGGCGCGGAAATACGGTCGGTCTCGATCAATCACCGGGATATGCAGTTCCTGGAGCTGAGGCAGTATCAGAAGGCCGACATCTGCTCGATCTTCCGCGTGCCGCCGCACATGATACAAGATCTTACGCGAAGCACGAACAACAACATCGAGCATCAAGGCATCGACTTTGCGACTCACACGATCCGGCCATGGCTGGCGCGGATTGAGAAGCGGATCAATATGCAGTTGTTCGGGCCGCGCGAGGCCGAGACCTACTACGCCGAGTTCAACATGGACGCTCTCCTAAGGGGCGACGCGGCTAGCCGTGCCACGTTCTACAGCGCGATGCGAAACATCGGCGTCCTAAACGCGAACGAGATCCGCGCGAAGGAAAACCTGAATCCGTACGACGGCGGCGAAAAGTATCTGGTGCAGGGCGCGATGATACCGGTTGACCAAGCGGGGGTGAGGCAGTGATCGAAGACATGAAGATTCAGTTGGCCGGCCAGCTACTCGCGCCGATGCCGATGCCGGAGGACGACGACGAAGAGCCGAAGGCCGAAGGCCCGCGGCGCCGCGAGGTGTTGTTTTATTCGGGCGCCACGGTCGAGCGGTTCGACTTCTGGACGGGCGAAAGCTGGAATCTGCGCTTTGACCTGGACTCCGCCGACCTTTCCGCGCTGTCTGCCGGCGCACCCGTTCTCGACGGCCACATGGCCCACGTAACCGAGTACGTGATCGGCGTGGTCGAGTCCGCCCGCCGCGCAGACGACGGCTACCGAGCCGTTTTGCGGTTCAGCAACCGCGAAGACGTCAATGGCACCTGGCAGGACATCCAGGACGGCATCCTTCGCAACGTAAGCATGGGCGTTCAGATCGGCGAGCTCGTTGTCGAATCGAAGCCCGGTGCCGACGTAAAGCAGTATCTGGCGAAGAAGTGGAAGCCTTACGAAATCTCGGTCGTGCCCATCGGCGCGGACCCGAATGCCAAGATCTTATCAACGAGTTTGACGGCCGCGCCGAGCGCGGACCAGCAAAGAGCCCAGTATGAACTGGCGCTGCGTCAGCGGCGCTGGCGAGTCCTGGGGAAATAGGGGGAACGATGACGAAACGAGAGCTACTCTCTCAGGTCTCCGCGCTCGAAACCGAGTACAGCGCGGTTCTCGCCGCTTCCAGCGGTGCCGCCGATCCGGTGGCGCATCTGCAGGCGGTCGATAGCAAAGAATGCGAACTGAAGGCCGTCCGCGAGCAGTTGGCTGCGGTCGAGGCTCTTGAAGCCCGCGCCAAGGCGAACGTGACCCGCGAGCCCGCCCGCGTGACGAGCGACAACGAAGCAGCCCGCCCGTTCGAGTCCGTCGGCGAGCAGCTGGCGGCTATTGCGTACGCGCAGAGCCCGCGCGGAGCCTTCCAAGGGCTCGGCGGCCAGATCGATAAGCGACTGTTCGGGCAGAACCTGACGGCCTCGGGCGCGTCGGCCGCGGTTCCCGCGGACGGTGGCTTTGCCATCGGCACCGAGTTCTCGACGGCGCTCCTGCTCAAGGCCCGCGAAACGGCGCGGATCTTCCCGCTCTGCACCAATATCCCGATCGGCGAAGGCAGCGACTCGCTTGAGCTGCCGTACATCGACGAGACCTCCCGCGCCAACGGCTCTCGCTGGGGCGGCGTGCAGGCCTACTGGACGGGCGAAGCTGATGCGCCTACCGCCACCAAGCCCAAGCTGTCTCGTCATGAGATCCGCCTGGAAAGCCTGAAGTGCTTGGCCTATGCGACCGAGCGCCTGCTCCGCAACGCTCCCGCCATGGCCACCGTGTTTGAAAACGCCTTTGCGTCCGAAATCGCGTTTAAACTCGACGACGCCATCTGGCGCGGCGACGGCGTCGGCAAGCCCCTTGGCTTCAGCGTCCAAAACTACGGCGGCGCCCTAATGGTCTCGGTCGCCAAAAAGACGGGCCAGGCCGCCGACACCTTTGTCATCGAGAACGCTACCTCGATGCTGTCACGCCTCTACCGCGAGCCGGGCGACCGCATCGTGTGGCTCTGCAACCCCGACACCATCGGTCAGTTCCCGCTGCTTACCGTGGGCCAACAGCCGGTGTTTCTGCCCAACAACAGCGTGGCTGGTTCCATCCAGTACGGAACCTTCTTGGGCTTCCCCGTCATCCCTGTCGAACAGGCCGAAACGCTCGGCGACAAGGGCGACGTCGTGCTGGCGAATCTCAGCAAATACGTCGTCATCACGCAGGGCGGTCTACGCGCTGCGCAGTCTATGCACGTCCGGTTCATTTACGACGAGATGACGTTCAAGTGGTCCATCGACGTCAACGGTCAGAGCAGCGTGAAGCAGCCGATCACGCCGTTCAAGGGCAGCAACACTTTGTCGCCGTTTGTGACGGTCGACGCTCGCGCCTAACAAGGAGGAACTAATATGATCCCGTACGAACTTTTGAATGACCTCCACTTCGTGAAAGGCCTCGATCCAGTGGCCGATGCGTTCAGCGGCACGGTAACTAGCGACATCGTTTCGCTCGGCAATTTCGACAGTGCCCTGTTCTTGATCCACAAGGGCGCTGGTGCCACCGGAACCTCGACCATTACGGTCGAAGCCTGTGACGACATCGTCCCGACCAACACGACTGCCGTTCCGTTTTATTCGAAGTCCATCACGTCGACCGACGTGCAGGGCGCGATGACGGCCCGCACTGCGGCTGGATTTACCACGACGGCTGGCGCCTCGCAGATGTACGCCATCCAGGTACACGCCGAGGAGCTGGCCAACGCTGGTTATTCGTATGTGCGCCTGAAAGCTGTCGAGGTCGTGGACTCGCCGGTGCTGGGTGGTATTGCCATCGCCCTTGCCGGCCCGCGGTTCGGCGGCTCGGCGACTGCCACTGAGATCGACTAATGATCGAGCACCGCCTCCAGCTGGTCACGCCGCCGACGTTCTGGGCGCTGTCCGACTCTGACTTTGAAGCGCATAGCCGCGCCATAGGTCAGCCCGTCGAGCAGTTGTCCCCGTACGTCCAGGCGGCGACCAACCATCTGGAGGTGGTGAGCAATCGTCGATTCGCGCAACAGACCTGGCGTATGTATCTGGATTACTTCCCCGATACCGGCGTCATCACCATACCCTACTCGCCGCTGGTGTCGGTAGCTTACGTCAAGTACACCGACTCCAGCGGCGTTCAGCACACATTTGCCAGCAGTAACTACGGAGTCTCCACCGCGCGCACGCCGGGCCAGATCGTCCTGGAATACCAGAAAGACTGGCCCACGGAGACGCTTCGGAACACCGACCCCATCGAGATCGAATTTACCTGCGGCTGGCCTAATCAGGCCAGCGTGCCGACGCCGATTCGGCAGGCCATCCGAATGCTCGCGTCGCACTTCTACGAGCACCGCGAGGCCGTTGTCGTTGGCACTGCGGCCGCTGTCGATGAGGCCGAGCTACCGCTGGCCGCGTCGGCGCTCATCGCCCCGTGGAGAGTGTTCATATGAGGGCCGGGGCGCTGCGGCATTTGATCGACATCGAGGCCAACACGATCGCCGTCGACGCCAACGGCGACCGCACGGAGACGTGGACGAGCGTTCACCAGTGCTGGGCCTCCATCGAGACCGGAAACGGGCGCGAGTTCTTCGCCGCGCGGCAGGTCGTGGCGGACTTGACCCACACGATCCGGCTCCGGTTTGTGATCGGGTTGACGCCAGCCATGCGAGTCA